AGACCCGTTAACGCGGGTACCAAAGGATGCCACAGCGCCAGTTTCAGCGCGGGTAGCAGTTCCCGTCACCTTAGCGGTAGGCAGGGTCGAGGGGGTAGTGCGACCACGACGCACGGTGAAGATGGCGGTTTCAGCAGCATCAACAGTTGCGTTAAGAGCAACGGTAGTAGCAGCAGAACCGTAAGAAGCGGCAACAGTGGTCGTAGTGGTGGTTCCACCCGACACGTTAGCGGTGGTGTGGACCTTGTTGGTTTGTTGGTTCTCGCAACGACGACCGGGGTCGTTAGAAATGGAACCGTAAGTAGTGCTATCGGCAGTAGTAGTCATTTGCTTTACTTAATAAAAAATAAGAGAACTAGCTAGTTGTCCAAGAAAGGACCTTAGAAAAGTTGGAATGATCAAAAGAATCTTGACCAATCCACCAAGATAACCAGTGGTTCGAACCTTTAGACTGGTTACACTTGAGACAGGCAGGTACGACATTAGACGAGGTGTCATGCCCTCCTTTAGCTTTTGGGGTGACGTGATCCAGGGTTAAATCCTGTTTAGATCCACAATAAGCACACTGGTTATTCCAATGTTCTTTGATAGATTGTCGCCACAATCGTTTAGCTTCGGAGGATGTCATGGCCCTTAGGTTGTAAAGGTAATCGGAAGGGGCTTTCAGAACCATTAATGGATCCTGTGTGGTTTACTTCTTCTTTTTAGGGAATCCTACTTTCATGTTTGCATATGCCTTAGGAGACACAGTGCTTTTACTCTTTGGACGACTGGTCCCGGCAGCCCTGCGCTTATTCATGTTGGCATAAAGACCAGGGGGCTTGGCGTTTCCTTTGTTCATTTTTTGGGGCTTTTACCGTTGTGGCCGTTTCTGGCGCGATTTTTTGAGGGCGATTCCAATACCATTCGGCCACTCTTGGTGTGGGAAAGGTCCTGTCCACCCTTACCCGCAAGGCCCCTGCGACGGCGTTCGGTCCACCGTTCTTCAGAGGCATTCTTTACGTCTGGTTTTTTATTTAGTTTCCTTTGGTATGCTGCCTTTTTAGCAGCCGCCTTAGGGTTTGCCGCATAGTATTTAGCGGACTTACTTTTTGATTGAGCCATTATCTTTAAAGAAGATTTCATTTTCAAGGCGCTCAATCCTGGTATTGGAGGCACTTACCCTTTCGACAAGCACCTCCACTGATTTAGCAATGTTATGAAGGGTGATTAAGTGCCAGCTAAAGAGACCCAAAAAGGCAGTAGCCGCCAGGTTTCTGAGCATAACCGACACATCTTCATCGCTATTATCGGATGGCTCTTTCGACATCCTCCATCTCCAATTCAAGACTACTAAAGAGGGTGGCAAGTGGAGAACCAAGCACAGGGACACCAGTGATATTATTCTTAGCAAGCCAATCAGCAGCAGCCTTAATATCCTGTGTAGTGGCCGTGCCTGACTTAATACGCATGATTAGTTCATTTGTAACGAGACCGTGAAGCTCGTTAAACTGTTCTTCATTAGCCCTTTGAGTGTTAGCCATCAGACTAAGCAGCCCAAGGCACACCAGCAGCTTTGGTGGGGTGACGCTGCTCATCGAGCTGACCTTGGAGGGCCGCTTCAACTTCGGCAACCTTTTCATCGCCGAGGGCATTTTGCACCCAGCCGACCACGATCTCTTCGGTCAGGTCAGCGAAGGGAATCAGGTCCTCTTTCTCAGGATGTTGGAAACCGATGCTGCCATAAGCGCCAGCAGAGTAGGTGCCGTCGTTGGCGTCCACGGTGTAGTGGGCGGTATAAACATAGCCGTCGCTGGTCTCACGCTCCAGTTGAGCAATTTTCCAGGAGTAGTTGGTGGTAATAGTGGTCATTGATTAAAAAGGGGTTGATGGAATATTAGGCGTTATCGCCCAGTTTGGACAAGGTTTTCTCTGCCCAGGCGGCGGTAGCGATTGCCACCACCTTGGGGTCTTCATTGGTCAGGTCATCACCGGGCGACAGCACATGGCGGTGATAGGAAGAGGACAGCACTTCGCCGTCCTCCAGGATGCGGGTAACCTTGCGTACTTGGATAGCATTGCTTTCCAGCACTTCGATCTTGTCAACAACGGTTTCTTTAGTGAGAGCCATTTTTTAGGGACCGGCGACTGCCGGAAACAGGTTTAAGGATGGGTCGTAGTTTTAAGCCGGGTTGCGGGCTGGACAATTAAATGCTATAGGTGCCCGAAAGCATGAACTCCCCGGCTGCATCATAAGTCACGGTATTTCTTGCACCACCTCCGATAGGGTTTTCAGCGATTAGTATTTGTGTGGAGCTGGTAAGAATATATGCATTTAAGTAAGTATTCACTGAAGATGCAATGTTGTTTTGGCCTCCCACTGTTACGGCGGGTTGTGTAATTCCATTGCCACTGGTGAACGGAAGACCGCTGACCCTAAGCGCTCCAGTGCCAGTACCAAGACTCCATTCTAAAAATATTTCAAAATGAACAATTCGGCCAACTTTTGTATAGCGTCCGTTTTGGAAGTTATAGGTAGCAGTTCCTGCTGTGCCAGAGCCAATCACCGTCGGCGTAAACGTCCCCTCTTCATAATCGTCCAGCGTGTTTGGATCGGCGCTGGCGACGGCGGTTGCGGGGAAGGTGATGCCGTCTGATGTTTGGAGCTTGGCGCCAGAGGTGTTGGCGGTGGCGGTGCCGACTAAGACGCGCCCTGCACTATCAATCCGCATCCGCTCCGAAGGAGCAGCCGCGCCGTCTGCCGTAGTGGAGAACACTAGGCGCCCCGGCATATCGTTAGCGCCGGGGGTGCCGTCTACAAAACATTGAATAGCGCCCCCCCAAGAAGTTATATCGTTACCATCAGCACCAAAGAAGCCGACTGTGCCAAGAACGTCATCAGCAGCGACAATTGTATTACTACCAGAGGTGGTTCCCCTAGTTTTAGCTAAGTTAATAAGACTTCCAGACGCATCATTTTTGTTAACTACAGCACTAAAGCCGCCGGCGTTACCAGTGCTTTCGTGCTGGATAAATGGAACAATGTCAAAAGTTCCTCCAGCGCCAATGGAGTGCTGCGTAGTCCGCGCCGTAGACGTGCCAACTAAGAGCCTGCCGGAGCTGTCAATGCGGGCGCGTTCGGTGCCATTGTCAAAAACAAGCGCCCCTGGACTGGTTGAGTTATAGATTCTCCAGTCATCAAATAGAACACCAAATGTGCTACCTCTTCCCCTTGTGTAAATGACACCGTTGACATCCAAGGGGAATAGAGGGCTCGTAATGCCAATCCCTACGTTGCCTGCGGGTGTAATAGTCAGACGGGCATCTGCCAATCCGGCATTGGCGCTACCTGCGGTGTTGTTATTTAAAATATGAATCTTGCCAGTAGCAAACGCTCCGTCCCCAATTTGCTCCTGAACGATTGCACTTTTTGCGTAAACTAACGAGGTACTATTATTGCTGTAGCCAAAAGCAATTCCAGTATATAATCCGCTTGCTGTGCCTATTTGTCCGCCAAAAAACGCAAGTTCCCCACTTCCTAAGTTGCAGTCGAGTTTAGTTTTTGGGCTACTAGTCCCCAGACCTAAGCGGCCTGAGCTGTCGATGCGGGCGCGTTCGGTGCTGTTTTGCACAATCGCAAGCGAAGCATCGGTTTTGACTTGGAATCGGTAGGTGACGACTCCGGTATTGACAAGAGCAAGAAGATCTTCCTGATTTTTCTCAACGTGCAGTGGATACAACGGGCTAGTAGTGCCAATCCCTACGTTGCCTGCGGAGGTGATCCGCAGTCTTTCACTACCAACGGTATTAAAAATAAGGCTTCCAGAACCGCTTCCATTGTTTACATTAAATTGTAGCAGCTCGTTGCTTCCACCATTATTGCTAATTGTGGCCGTTGTTGCGTTAGTGCTACCGTTAGAAAAATCAATTTCAGCGCCTAAGCCGCCGGCAGGGCGGATTCTAAAATATCCAGAAATAGTTTTGATACTGAGCGGAGTGTCTGCTCCTGTATTCATCCCAACAAAACCTGTTGCACCCACAAACAACCGCCCCGTGCCACCTGTGCTGATGGCAATGTTATCCGCCGAGGGGTTATAGATGCCCGTATTTGGATCCGACGCAAACGCGATGCCGGGGGCCGCAGCGGTGCCAGATCCAGCAGCCGAAACAGTGCCAGCAGGACCCTGAGGACCCGTTGTCGAATCATCAAATGTACCCGTAAATGGGTTGAATTTATATGGCATTTGCTTCAGCTCTTAGTAACAGTAAGGAGGTTATTGGAACCGTCATAGGTAAGAACAAGGGTAGCAACCGTAATGCCACTTGCTCCACCAAATTTAAAAACAGCACCAGTTAGATTAGTTCCAGTATAAGAACAGGACACATAATCATGCTCTGGAATTGACAGGTTAGACGTAACTGCTTCTGCAGAAAAGAGACCTGGGGAAATTGAAGTAGTGTAAGTCATAATAATAAATCAATCGTGCTCCAAAATAAGTTTAATTAATTTCTGAGGATAGGTTGGATCAGTAGCATAACCCTCAATCTGAAGAAGTTGACAGCACTCTTCCCATGAAGTGGCACGGTTAACTCCTTTCATATCTTTAAAGTTTTTATACCACAACCTAATAAGATCCTCAATACATGCTTCTGGGCTAGAATAATCCTTAAAGGTATCTGTAATGGTTATCCATTTCCCATTAAGGAATTCTTTGGTTTCCCGAGAGGTGCCAGGTTTACCTTTAATACCAAAATAATTATGTTTACCAGAAGTATGTTTACCATAACTACTTTCAAGTGCCCATTGAGCAGCTACAACCTGTGGATATTTAGCACCCTGTTTAGCAGCAACAGCTTTAATTCCATCCCAAGTATTTTTGAAAGGCTCTATTTTAGTAGTAGAAGACGTAGCCCGAAAGGTTATGTACCATCCAGAGCCATTGCCCTCTACCATCCACCGTTTGGACCAATTTTTCCACGAATAGGGGACATATTTACCCCCAACACCGGGCTTTAAGTACCCACCATTACTATTATCCATTTCCCCATACGGGTCATGGCAGATAACATGGGTATCAGTAAGGCCCACAACTAACATCCAATGACCTCCCCCTGTGGGGGCGTGAGCAGGACCCTTATGAAGGATTCCACAAGCCACAGGATAGCCCTTTTCTAGCTCCTTTTCCAGGGTTGTACGGGTGCCATTCTTTAAAAAGGTTGCTTTCACCCCGTAATGGGCAGTTGCTCTGATATGCGACACTGCTTCAGTGGTATCTCCATACTTAAGAACGGTACGGAGATAGGTATCATCGGCATTAGACCCCAACAAGGCAGTTGGATTGAGGTATTTCACCGCCATAGCACATGTACTAGAAAAGCACATGCGGTCCCCATGACTGGTAGCTGAATCTAGCTGAGGAAAATATTGTGGAACTGCTAATGTGATGTTAGTCACAATCTTACTTGAGGATCGAATCCTTAATCTTTTGAATCTTATCGTCTTCCGAACGGAAGGGCTTTAGGGAATTGACAGCATTAAGAAGAAGTTGAACGATGCTATTCTCCTTAAGTTTGCTGTTACCAACAACTTCAGAAGCAACAAATAGAGCCAAAAAGGCAAGAGTTTCGTAGGAAACTTTAAGACCAAATAGAGTAAGCATTGTGGATTAGCGGCCTTGACCGCGAGAAAGTTTGCGAGTTCCCTTAGGTAGAGAATGTTGCCCCTGACCTTGACGGGTTTTTTTAGGAGGTCCGGGAACGTGAACCACCTTCGTCATTGATTTGGGTTTACCCATCCTGATTACGGACTATAAGAAATATTAAGAGTGCCAGTATCGAAGGTATCCGTACCATTTACCGTAGTAAGTCTAATACGATCCAATACTGCTGATGTAGTTTTAGAACCACTGGTAAATAAAGCAGTGTTAGTTGTACCACCAATTGAACCTGATGCACACCATGTATTACCAGTCATGTGGTGAACAGTTACCGCGCCGGCCAATGAATTAGCGGCTACGTTATTGGGAAGTGCGAATCCAACAGTACTGCTTAAATGCGTAATAGCGCCAGCAGCAATCCTTACGCCAGAACTAAGATAACCTGTATTTTCAAATCCGCCACTATCACCAAGTTGAATTAACCACTCACTTGTGCCACTACTGCTGACAGCATCGAACAGCATCGTGATATGTGTAGCCCAAACTGGAATACCAAGAAACTCAACCACGGTTTGGTTGGTAAGAGTCACTTCAACGGCATTAACAGTAGCGTGATTGGCCCAGGAGAGCGTCCCAGAGCCGTTTGAAACTAATGCTTGGGTACTGGTACTATCTGTGGCTGGAAGCGTCCACACGAGGTTGCTAGCCACCGTTGCGGGGCTTTGGAAGCCTACATAGTTGCTGTTATCGGAGTCTCCAAAGCGGAGGTCACGTTGATTAGTAAGCAACAGAGCATTTTGATCAACCCTTGCCCATTCAGATACCGCAGTACCACCAGTATTACAACCCCTAAAGGTTAGATAAGAACCAGTAGCAGTGTTGGTCCAGTTTTCAGCAGCGTAAACATAATAACCACCAACAGTATCAGACCACGCACTGGCCTTATATCCACGACCATTAACGCTAACAAGACTATCGTTAGCAAGGACTGCCGTAGGAGAAGCTAGCGAACCCCTAGAACGTGCTCCAATCCACCTAAACTCACTAAGAGCTGTGGTGTTATCAGCATGCCTTCCAGAGGCTCCTCGAACATCCGTTGTGCCTTGGCTACGAATATCCAACGTGGCTTCTGGAGTGGCCGTATTAAGACCAGTCCTATTGTTCGTAATATCAACAAACAGAACATCCGTATCAACACTAAGGTTCCCCGTCATATTATCGCCGGTTACATTAACGTACCTTGTTTCCGAATCATTAACATAATAATTCTGGAAAACAAAACTAGTACCGTTATACCGCAATCTAAACGTCAAAGCAGACGACCCAACAAGTCCAACAGGAATGCTGGTAACGGTAGGAGTAGTGGCTCCAGTAGAATCCTTCAGTTCATAGTAACTATTAAGGACTGGAGTGAGTGCATTAAGAGCAGCTAGGTTAGCAACAAGAATATACGGAAGAGCTGCTGAAACCGCATCAAGGGCATCCTCTGCCTTTGCATCAACTCCATCAATGGAGTTCTGAGTTTCTTGAGTGAGATACAGAAGTTGATTTACATTGTCATTAAGATCATTTGCCCGAATGGGTGATCCAACAAAGAAGGTAGCTTCCGGTGTATCAATCGCGGTTTCCCTACGAAGATCAATCACAGCACCATTAGCAGGAGCCGTGACAAATTCAATTTGAGTAAGGTTGGCAAACGTGTATTGAGTTGTAATCGTCTGGAGAGTGTTATTAAGGTAAACCTTAATGTCAGACGTATTTAAATATGGGAAAGTAATGGAGAACAGCTTGTTAGTGCCGTTCCCCGTGTATGTATTTGAAGTGATTGCCATCTATTTTAGGAGGGCCGGAGGTCCGACCTAGGGGTTGCCGTAGTTAATTAGCTGTTCAATTCGTTGTGTTTCGCTTTCAATATTCTGTTGTTCAAGTTCAGCTTGACTAGAGAAGTTATCTTGAGCTTGAGCAAATTT